GATTTCTTTTGATTATCTCAAAGAAAAATTAATTAAAGAAAAATTCGAAGGGGCAGAGAGCCTTAATTCTCTTCAAGATATTCCAAAATCTAAAATATTTGAATTGATTGATAGAATTAAAAAAATTAAAAAATAAATTACTGAGACTTGAAATATGGAATTCGTACACCAGTTCCATTTATATCGAGTCGAAAATAGCCAGAAGGCGCATAAGTTTTAGTTGTTGCATTTAATACTTGATCTGAATTAAATATTAATTGTCCACCAGTACCACTTAAATTCAAATAATAACCACTTGCTAATTTTAAATCTCCACTATTTATTTTATTCTTAATAAAGGCATCTCCACTTAAAGAGCTTATTAATGCGAGAAGATTTCCAGTTGCAGCATTTAAAGTTCCAGTATCGACTAAATTAGTTAAATTATTACTTACGTCAAGTGGGATACTATTAACTTGAGGCAAAAATACTAAATTATTAACAATTTGCCTATCAGTATCAACGGCAGTTCCTATGTTATTAACTCTTGGAAATCTATAAGTAGTAGTTAATCCAGCTGGATAACTTCCATAATAAACTGGAACAGCATTTACAATACTATTATCGCTATTTTTTTGATAGTTGTTCAAATCATAACCAGTTCCAGGAAAAAAATCTTTATCATATTGATCCATCAAATTATTTTCAAATTTAGTTGATGCTCTTAATGACATATATCCACTTTTAAGAACTCCATCTGTACTATTACTGTTAAAAAAACTAGTAGATGTCGAAAAGGTATCTACTCCATTAAAAAACGCTTCTCTTAATTGAATACCACTTCCACTTAAAGCTGTAATAAAACTTTTATATGATTTTGAAGGATCAAATTGTTCATACATTATTTTGTTTAAATTATCTTTAGTTAAATAACCAGTAGCAGTAATTTGATCAGTAAAAAACACATAAAGACTTCCAATATAAGGTTGTACATTTTTTATTGTTATTGATATATTGTTGTCACTAGTTATATAATTTGTTGCATCAGTTAAATCGTATTTTTCAGGAGTCATTTGATCATTTTGAAATAATCCGAAAAGATAACCATGAGGTTGATTAAAAGGAGAACCCGCTAAAGTTTGTTGAGATGTATATTTGACTCCTCCATTAGTTTCTCTTGCGTCAATAGCTATCCAAAATCCAGAAATTACATCATCTTTTAAATATGATCGTAAATCACTAGAATTAAAACCAGTAACGGCAGAAAATTCTGATGAATTAGAGGGGTCTGAATAATAAACTGTTGAAATATAATTAGAGTTTTCATTATTAGGTCCAGATCCGTCAAAATTTCCAGTACCAAATCTTAATCTATAAGTTAATTCATTATTTGTCCATATTTTTAAAGGTATTGCAAGATTATTCAAATTCCATTGAAGATTTAAACTTTGATCATGAATTAAATTAGCTGTATTTAAAGCTGTAGATTGCAAATTATCAAAAGTAGAACTATATTTAAAATCTTTTAATTCAATTAAATTAGTATAATCACCCAACAAACTAGAAGAAAAATAAAAATTTCCAGCTCTAAAATTTCTAGAATAATTTCCTTTTGGATTTACACCATAAATTCTATAATAATAATTCCGATTATTTCCTACAGGAATATGATTTGCAATTACATCGGAATTATCGCTTGGAACTGATATTGAACTTAAAAGAAAATCTTCTCTTGGAACATTTACTATTGTTCCTTCCATATTAGCATATTGAATTTGAAGATCATTAATAGAAAAATCACTTCCGCTTTTAACATAAGTTTTCCAATAATCTGTTTCGTTATTAACTGTATCGACGGCTCCACTTATTACATAATTTAAATATAAATCTTCTGTTTTATATAAAAATAAACCACTTGGATAACTAGCTTCTTTTATTGCGCTTGGAGTAACTACTGGAGCATCTGTAAATGAAAATCCAGATTCAATAAATAAATATTTGCTGGGATTGTATTCCATTGCGTTTATATTATATTTAAATGGTTCGACTTCAGTTATTCCAATTACTCTGTATAACTCAGTTTCAGCATTTATTCCGAAACCTATACCAGTTGTTTGCGCGGTCCAAATTGCCCCAGTGAATAAAGTATAATCAATTGCATTAAATACTTTATTACAATTAATTTCTGTTAAAGTTTTTTCTGGATGATAGCCAGTAGCTTTAGTTATAAAAGATGAATTTAATTGAAATAATCCAGATTGAATTTCACTTCTTTGATAATTGTTAGTAAAATCAGAGTAATTTGTTCCAGTCACTCTTGATGTAGGTGTTAAAATTTCAAATTTATAAGTTTGTCCTGGAAAATTATCACTAAAATATCCAGAAATATTGTTAAACTCTTCATCAAGAACAAATTTATGTTTTCCACCAATTCCCGTACTAATTCCTAAAATTCTTCCTCCTAATCTATTCATCATCCTATTTGAATCTTGAACTTTAATAACATCACCTGGTTTTAAATATACAGAATCTAATCCTGCAGTAAAATCAATAGTTTCTGTTTCTAATTGTTCGCTAGCTAATGCCCATTTTCCAAGCCTATAAGCTTGTCCTCGGCTTGTACAACCAAATGCAGTAATTTCTAATTTTCTAATACCATATTTTCTTATTCCATCTGGATCTTCAACATGCTCAACTGCTGGCTTAGAAGAATAATCTTCGTCATTGTATCTAATAACTGCCACAGTGTTTCTTGTCTTTTTGCTACTACTAGCATAACTAAAATCTCCATTTTCTACATTAGAATTTGTAAATAGAATATAAGGGTCTTTTGGCATATCAGCAATTGGAAAATTGCACCATGGGCGTAATAAGACATACCCCTAAAAATACTAGCCATATCATTTAATAGACTAAATGCATCAGAAAAATCATTTATAATAGCATTACAAGTAAATCTTGGCTCAAGACCTCCATAACCATCAGAAACAATTGTATCACAATACTGTGCAATTTGATAAATTCCCCATTTATCTATTTGGTTTTGTTCTAAATATTTTCCTAATCCATATCTTTTATTTGTTAAAAGATCATAATAACACCATGCAGGATTATCTGTCCATTCTAAATTTGCTTTGAAAGTTCCATCCCAATCCCCGTTATAAGTTTTTAAAATTGGATCATAATTAGATGGAATTTTAACTTTTAATAATCTGGTATCATATGATCTCTCTGGAACATTTTGAAAATATTCTGACGTAAATAAACTTTTAAAAATTGCAGTTTTAGGATATATGTAATTTTCAGAAAGAATTTCTGTAATTGCATCTACCGTAACAAAATCTTTTAAATTTACTACAGTACTTTCTGGGGTGGTTCTTTCTATTTCTAGTCTCCATCCTAATAAATCTTCATCTGAAGCAGTAGGTAAATCAAATCTATAAGTATCTACAAATCCAGAAGTAATTTTTCCTTTTGAACTTCCAGTAGTTGATATTTGTAATGTAGTTCCAGAACGAGTTAGTTTATAAACTTTAAATGCATATTTTATTTCTCTGTCTCTAATATCTCCAATCGTCAAAGACTCTTTACTTGTCGATCCGCAACCTAAATCATAAGTCACTCTGTCTACATTTGGATTATTTTGTTGATCAAAAAGAGATGAAACTTTTAAAGATAGTATTAGTGCAGTTATATTTATATTTTTAAAATCATATCTTTTAACGAAATTTGGTCCATATCTTAAAGTTTCTCCTATTGGCAAACTTCTAGAAGCTTGTGGTACACTTGGACTATTAAAAGAAGGTAAATTACTAGTTAAACTTGTTGCACTAGTTTGATTTCCATTATCATATCTAAAATTAATTTGAGAATAATTATAATTTCCTGCGTCATCAAGTAATGGAACATTTTTCCAAAATACCGATCTTAAATAAGGAGTATCCGTTGGATATTTATTTAAAACATAACTTGACCAACCAATTTGGTTAACTTGACCAACGAAAGTATATTTTCCAGTTACCAAACCTTCAATTGGTCCTTCACAAATTAAATCTGTAACTTCTGTTTCTGTTCTAGAAAGTTTCTTTCCTCCATATTTATAAATACCTTCATCTACTTCTGTTGGAGTATGAGGATCTGGTGGTGGGCGAGGAGTACATTTTCCTCCACCACCACCTCCACCCCCGTTATGTACCCTAATATCACTAGCAATAAAATTATGCCAAGAATCTACTTCTAAATTATATACAAAATCGTATTGACCTAATTTTTCAATTTTTAATATTTTTAATTTTTTATTTTCAAAATTAGTTAAAAAATCTCCAATTTTCAAATCTCCTGCTTCTAAATATTTAGAATATTCTCCGTGTGTTCCATTTTCTCCAACAAAAACATAATGATTTGCTGTTAAAATAACTTCTCCTAATTCATGTATAATTTTTATTAATGGAGATCTTCCTCCTACTTCTTCCCAATCATGAATAATAGTTTCCGTTACTTTTGATACTTTTATTTCTGCCGAAATATTATCATAAGCATAAATTAATTGACCAGGTTTTATATCTTCAATTTTTATTTTACCATTTGGAATAGTTACGAGTGTTCCTGCAGGAAAACATCCTCCTTTTCCACCACCTCCGTTATGAACTCTGATATTACTAGCGATATAATTATGGGCATCTTTTACTTCAAAATTATAAACTGTACAATATGCTCCAAGTGTGATAATATTAAGTATTTTAACTTTTTTATTTTGTTCCGTTGTCAGCAAGTCTCCAATTTTTAAATCTCCTGCTTCTAAATATTTAGAATATTCTCCACGTTTTCCATTTTCTCCAACAAAAACATAATGATTTGCTGTTAATATAATATCTCCATCTTCTTGAACAATTTTTATTAAAGGTGATCTCTCTCCAACCTCTTCCCAAGAGTGGGAATTTGTTTTTTCTACTTCGTATTCATTTATCTCATTTGAAATATGATCAAATCCATAAACAATATCTCCAGCAATAATATCTTGAATTTCTCTTTTTCCACTTGGCGTAGATATTAATGTTCCATGTGGAAAACACCCACCCGCACCTCTTAAAATTTTAGGATAGAATTTTTTATTATCTTTTTGTGCATTCATTAAGTTGTCCTTGCTGAAGTATTTGCAACATAAGCAGTATTAAATGTGGCACTGATAGTTTTAGAACCAACCGTAAGTCTTCCGTATCCTATCGGAATAGGTCCACCTTCGCCTCTTGTGTTTGTTGGTCCATCAAAAAGATAGGATTTCCCACCACCACCTTTTGCTGCTATTTGTGGAGATGAAAATTCAGGAGCTTGAAATGGAGGAGGAGAAGACAAAAGAGCCATAAATCCAGCAGCAGCTAAACCTATTCCAGCTAATATTAAAGCTGCACCAAAAAGTTGACCGCCAGGAACAAATACTAATACTATCCCAACAACAACAAGAGCGACACCAAAAATAGCACCAAAAAAGCCACCACCTCCTTCTCCTTCTATTACTGGAATAATGTCGATACTTTTTAAGTCTTCATCTTTATAAGATATTGTTAAATTTGAATTAATTATTTTATCAAAATCGTTTTCAATTTCTTCTGGATTTTTGAATATTTTAAAATCTTTTCCATTTATAAGAACTCTATATTTTAAATCATCTTTTTCTAATTCGTAAAGAGTTTCATATAAAATTTTAGTATTAGTTTCTATGGCTCTAATAGCTTCTCCGACGCTATTTATGGATAAGCTCCATTTATTTTTTTTTATTTTTTCTCCTAGTATACCATGTAATTCTACTTTAACCATAATTATAATTCCTTTGCAGCTGCTGGAAATCCTCCAAATGGTAATGGGCTACTAAATCTTTTTCTACACCCTTTTAATCTTTTGGAGCATTGATCAGCAATCCAATAATTAACATTAAATGGTGAATATGTATTGCCATTTACTTTTGAAACAAAATAATATTTAATTCCTTTTAATTCAACATAAACATATTGTCCTTTTGAATAAGATGCATTATTCGCTTTCGCCCATATAAGCGGGCTTCCAGCTGAAAGACTAGTTCCTAACAAACTACTTATAACTTCATCTTTATCATTTGCAATTGGTTGTCCTCCATTTAATTTTGTTGAGTAAGGATTAACAGTTTCAGAATATTGGCAACCCTCTCCTCTGTAATCAAAAGAACAAGATTCGCTATATAGCGTCCTAAGTGGAAGTCTTAAGTTTTCTAAATCTAAAATTGAACTTAATTCATATTGTAAAACATTTTTATTTTCTTTTAATTTTCTATCAATATAGTAAATATCTGGATTTAATTGAGCGTAAGGATCTGGATCAATTACAAAATCATCATCATTTATAATTCCACCATAACTTTTAAAATTAACAGCATCAAGATATTTTAAAAAAGTTCTTTTTCTAATAATTTGTAAACCAATTATATCGCCAATAGATCTAATTGTATTTTTTATTTTTACAAAAAAAGTATTATAAGTATCAATTTGATTTTGACTAGTAAAAGTTAATTTTGGTTTTGGTAAAGTTCCTCTAGCTATTGTTTCAAATCCTTCAATTACAATTGGAAATGGAACGTATCTTTTTCCTTGCCAAATTATTTGGTTAGATAAAATTGCACTATTTAAGTTTGAACTAATATTTTCGTAATTTATAGTCATATTATGAAAACGTAAAATTCCTAATGGAGAATCTATATTTGCACTATCATAATTTGGATTTGATTGCACATTAACATATGGGGCTGGGATTTCATTAGCAAAACTTAGTTCTGCTAAATCTAAATCATCTCTTTCTATTCCAAAATTTCTAAAATCAAATTCATATAAACTTACTAAAGCAGATGGATTAAATTGAGAGCCTTCTGTAGATATTTTTTTTGTACCAAATTGTTCGCTAGAATTAATACTCATACATTTGCTGTTTCGGAAAATTTTGCTGTTAGATTATAATTATTATAAAAATTATAAGCTATATCCCATTCATCACAAATAAATCTTTTTGGATAAGATTGTGATATATCAAAGTTATATGGAAATGGTGCATCAAAAAAGAAAGAGTCTACGGCTTTTCTTTTATGTAAGAAATGAGCGATTGCTCTAGTTTCATTTTTATCTCTACCTTCGAAATTTAAATTAAATCTTTGAAGATTATTATTGATTCCATCTGCGATACGTTGCTCGTATCCATTTCCAAATTTTATAAGATTTACTGATGGTTTCATTTGTAATTGAGAAGCGTAAGTTGGTTTCCAAAAAAATTCTGGCTTTGTTAAATTAGAGTAATATCTATATCCTCCCCAGTAAACATTCGAAGTTGCACTGGTTGGAGTACGATTTCGGTTATTATCAATTAAACTGTAATAATAATAGCCACCATATAATACTATATCATTCTTACTATAAGAAGGACCAGAACTCCAACTATCGACCTTATATAATGATAAATCACTCATTTTTACCTTACACCTTTAGTATTATTACACTTATTAAAGGTGTAATTAATTTATAATGTTAAGAAGAATTGTCAAAGAAAATCAAAGGTTATTTATAGATTCTAAAGAGGTTCTAGGAATACAAGATTTTAGTTTTAATTATAATTTACCAATAGATCTTACAAGATACCTTGGTATGGAAAGCGTTACTTTTTCTCATTCTAAGCCAATAACAGCAGAAATAACAGTTAATAAGCTTTTAATAGATTCTGATGATTTTATAAATTATACAGGAGATACCACATTTAATGGCTATTTAGAATATAAAAATAAATATTTTGCTTTTAATTCGGG